CCGGATACTGGTCGGCGTACCACTCCTGCCCGCCCGGCACACAGTAATCTCTCGAAAACTGGCGCCAGACAGGTGGCCATGGCACGTCGTACTTCTCAGAATCGAACGACCCTACGGCATCCGCCGCATCAAAGTCGCGTTCCATCTCCAACTGGACTGCGACCCTGATGCCGTAGAGCTCCTCCACGAGGTATCTGCTACGCATGTCAACCTCCTGCCGGCATTCCCACGGCCGGGCCTCCCTAGCCCGGTCGTAGATATGCCTCTTGTGCGCATCCAGATGCTGCCGCATACGCCGCTCATCTAGCGACTTAGTCACACGCAACACATAGTGACAATATGCGGACACCACCGGGCACGCCGAATAGGCAAAGAGATAAGACATGGCCTTGGCTCGCGCCAAGGACAGCTGTGAGTTACGATTGCTTCCCGCCCACTTACGGTCTAGCCAGGCAAAGCTGGCGAGAACCTTCAGCGGGTTGACAACATTCACGCCCACAATCGGATCCGACACAATGCCACAGAAGGAGGCTCTCGAACAATCTGGATATGAATCCAACTTGATGTTCGCCCCCAACCTGGCATAAAGTGTCTCGTCCACGAGATCCGCCTCAAAGATCCCGTCATCTCCCTCAACCAGAATCCTCACCTCTTCCGCGAGCTGCACCATCAGCTCAACGTCTCGCAGACCCTTCGAATACAGGATCACGAAGAGATTCAGCATGAGATTGGCCATTCCGTTCCCCGACGAAGTGATCATCTCACCCGACATCCTTTTCTGCTTGACTCGCACTGTCACGCCGTCGAATCGGCAAACGTTCTCCCCAAGAACGGCGATTTCCATCGCTGCCAAAAAAGCGGCCACTCCCGGCGCTGCACCCACAGCCACCGTCAGCCACTCCATCTCCAACTCTGCGTGAACTCCCTCCATCAGTGCTTCGAAAGATGTGAAGTCCGTCCCTTTGACCGGCCGGCTCCCAAAAAGCTCCCGTAGGCGTGCAGGCCTCAGATTGACAGGCTCGTTCTTCACGAACTGCTTCAACTGATAGACCTGCTGGTCCACGAGATGACAAAGAGGACCGACGTGCGCTTTAAACACGTCAGTCCGCGAATTAATCGCACGCGGGTGCTTGTAGGCATCCACGTCCTCGGCCTTAAGGAACGACTTGTTCTCGTAGTGATGCGGCAGCAGGACGGGGTTCTCGAGGCGTAACCTCTTCAACTCCTCCTTTCGTGCCATACTGTAGTCCGTGTGGTCAAGCCACGCGTCCATAGATACGTCAACATCGCTGCACAAAGGCACAACATTCTTACGAATGTAGGCCTTAGCAAAGCTACGATACAGGTCTACAAGCCCACCATCCTGCTGGGGCATTTCCCTAGCAAAGCGGTGGGCCGAGCCGGCCAGCTTGTTGGCCACCGAATCGAGATCCCATCGGGGCCGCGCGACCCCCTCGAAGTGCATACCCGCGGACACTGCCACGGGACTCCGGAGGGCCTCACGCCCCGACTTGCTAACGTCCACCCTGAACTTGGCGGTGGGATGCGGCTTTGCCATCGCCGGCATCTCAACCTCCCCTTCACGGTAGCCCAATAGTACGGGATTGCTCGGGCCGTTGCAACCCCTCAGGCGAAATTTTGGCGCTGCAGATAGAACCGCCGCGCCGAAAGATCGCGTAAGGTAAATGCCATGGCCAACTGGGCTGAATCAGCGCCATACGGCAACAGGTCGCAGCGGTCAACATTGACAGCCGAGATCCGCTGCACATCACGCGAAATTCGCGCTAGCGCCGCCCGGTCGAGTGAGTTGTCGGTGCGGTACACCTGCGTGACAAGCTCGAGCGAAACGGTAAGTGGGATAACATCCTCACGAACCTTACGCCCGTACCTGTCCACCCACGTCGCCCCATACTGCCACTTACAGGCCAGTGATGAGAACGCAACGGGTGTGTTGCGCCAGGATGCAGGACGGACATCTAAACGCTCGTCGTGCTCCGGCTCAGTGATGCGCATGAATGCGTGGCGCACAGCCACCGCACCCGTAGCGCGCCCGAGACGGTCCCAGCGCCACAACGCGGCACCCCAGACCAGGGGCAGGACGACGCCCACCCAGGGACTGAAGATGACACCCACACCGGCAATGAGAGTGCAGACAAGTGCGATAAGGAAGATCCGCAGATACTCAGGGCGCAACTCCTTGGCTTCAAAATCGACCGTGGCCAGGAAGTCATCCGGCTTAGTGTCATACGTCACACAAGACGTCTTGCACATGGCCAGTACCTCCCGGTCCCGATGGATTTTCCGCTTAAGAGCCTCAGCGCGCTCCTTTTCCTGCTTCTCCTCCTTCTCGCGCTCCTTCCTCACGTCCTCCTCAGCCTTCGCGCGCACCTGCGCCTCCTGCGCTTGTGCCGCCGCAATGCCCGCCACCTCAGTACGCTACTTCTTACGGATGCGCTGGGCGGCCGGGCCAGGATTGCTCTCAACGTCGCCATCGGCGACGAGATCGCGCACCCAGCCCGTGCGGCAAGAAGACATCGGCGGGCCATTGCCATAGAGCTCAAGGCCCGTGACAAAATGGTCCCCAAAGACTTGAGGGTTGGCCTCGACGAAAGCGTAGTACATCCGATCGTACCGATAGACGCCTTCCCGCATCTCCAAGTCGCGCTCGGCCAAAAGCCGAGTCACGTCATAATGGCTGTAGGGGGGCAACATGTCGTAGGGCTCAGCTCCCGCCATTGCAGGCAGAGGCTTGGCTCTATGCGCCATCATCTCAGCCTGGACCAATCGGACCGGACACCCTGCCGCCAGCAGGGCGTGGTAAGCACGCATGCCCCGGGAGACGCGCCGTGAACCACGGCAGCACTCCAAAAGCGCCTCATGCTCCCACGCGTCCAGGCCTATGACCCACGCCAGAGCACCGAACTTCATCAACGCGGCCTCCACCGCGTCCACGAGCCCGATCTCATCCAAGTCGGCCACGCGGCGCTGCAAAAAATCAATTGCCAGCACCGTCATGTACGACATGGGAACGCCGTCCTCACTAGCGGCGCCAAGGCGGGCAGGGCCAGGATTGCCCTCCACGCCCTCCCGCAAGAGCCGCTCTCGACGCGCACCTCTGCGCGAATCGGCGACTCGTGGCAGGATCGCGGCTGCGCACCTACGGTGCTTCTTTGCAGCCGCGCGACGATCCTTGCCACGCGGGTCCTTGCCCCAAAACTGAGGCCAAGTCATTGACTCGTCAAAGTCAGAGAGTCCTACCGCATCTCCTACGGCAATCTCTTCGCACACTCCGGGACCGGGGAGCGTGCTAGCGTTAAGTTTATGACCCTTTGCGCCTGGGGTTTTCGCAATGTTGTTGTTGCTTGTAGTATATTGCCCACCTACTGCCCTGCCAACCCAAAGGGCGGCTTCCAGACAAATCAGCGGGCGGCCCAAAGGCCACAAAC